ATTCACGGTGACGGTTGCCAACTCCACCCATCCATCCGCTGTACACTGTTGGTTGGCGATGTCAAGGTTCGTAATAACGAATTTCCCAACGATTCGCCCGTCGCCGGTAATGTACGGCAGCACCTCGAAAGCGTGCATCGACTTTTTCAGCGCGAATATCTCGGTCTGCGGGTCGCAAAATTCAGACGAAAACATGATCGTCAAACTGATCTCCCGCAGCTCGGCGCCGGTCGGTTGGATGGCGTCTTTATCGTTGACCCGAGGGATTTGGCCGTATTTTACGGCGTCCGCCTCGCTGGTCGATACGGGGGTTTTCAGCCCTTGAAATATGTGATCTCCGAGTTGTGCAAACATGGCTCTCAATCGTTACGTAAAGGACAAACGCGCCTTGTTATCTTCATAGCGGCGGATCATCTCCATGATCTCGTTCGCGTGCTGCTTCAGCATTTTTCCGAACTCGTCTCGCGCTTCCCGCGTAGTCGATCCGGCGAATGTAATCTGCGGGGCATAGGTAATGGACGGGCCGGTGTTCCCGCCGCTTACAATGGTCGATGCGTTCATCGTGGTGGACTGCATCGACTGCGTGATTCCACGGGTCGCTTGCATGGCCACGCCATCGGTAGCGTTTTCAACGACGGCACCACCTTGATCGAGACCAACAGCCAATCCCTGCGTAATATTCAGACCGTACTCGGCGAAAAGGCGGGAGGGGGAGTTGATGCCGAGGATAGACCTAAAGCCGGTAGCGATCTTACGCGCGATATTTTTCATCCCCTCGACGATCTTATCGACCATAGAGGTTATACCGTTCCAAAGCCCTTGCAATAGGTTTTTGCCCCACTCGTAGAAGCGAGTGTTAAGGCCCGAGAAAAACGTGCCTACATTCTCCCACGCGCCGCGCATCCACTCGACGGGCTGCATGTTGCTGAACCAATCTTTGATTCCGCCCCAAGCGGTCGAAATACCGCTTTTGACGTTGCCCCAAAGGTTGGAGAAATAACCGGTAACCTTATCCCAATTTTGATAGATCAAACCATAGGGTGTGTAATTGAGAAATACCGATTTAACCCCCTGCCATGCCTTGCCGGTCACGTTCTTTACGCCGTTCCAAAGGTTGGAGAACCAGCCTTTCACCGATCCCCATGCCTTTTGTACTCCCTCACGGGTTTTGCTGATGGTGTTTTTGATGCCCTCCCAGGCTTTCCCTACACCGGCCTTGATTCCGCCCCAAAGGTTGGAAAACCAGCCCGTGACAGCGCCCCACACCTTTTTGATCGCCTCCCACGCCGCTTTGAAGATTCCGACGATGGAATCCCATAACTTTTTGAACCATGCAGCCACCTCGTCCCAGTACTTGACCAGCAATACCACGGCGGCGATAATAGCCATGATCCCGGCGACTATCCAAATCACTGGACACCCAAACAGCGCGGTATTAAACAGCCATTGGGCGGCCGCAGCCATCTTTTGGCCTATGGTATATGCTATTGTCGATTTTCCGGCTGCAGCGGTAGCTCCTGTCAGCCCTTTGTATATATCGGTGCCGATTTTTATAGTATCAGACACCGTTCTGAATACCTTTCCGAACTGCCCGACGATGAACGTCGCGCCACCGATCGCAATGGCCGCCGTACCCAATATGGCCAGCCATTTGCCCACGGTCATCGCTATATTTCCGATCGTGGCAGCCAACTCTGGGTTTTCTTGCACCCACCTCGTGATCTTATCAATTACTGCGGCGATTTTCTCGGCCGCCGCCGATAATGCGGGGATCAGTGCCGTGCCTAACTGCAACTTTACGCCTTTGACTTGCTGACCAATTTGTTCGAGCTGATCGCTAAATGCGTCCCCCTTGCCAATCGCTTCGGCACTCAACACAAGGCCCATTCGTTTCGCCTCGGCGTAAAACGCCTGCAAACCGCTTTTCCCATCGTTCAGCATAGGGATCAGCGCGGCGCCCGACTTTCCGAATAGCTCGACTGCCAATGCCGTTTTCGCGGCTCCATCTTCCGTGTTGTGGAAAATTTCGGCCACGTCCTCGAAAATCGCATTCGGTTGCCGGAGGTTGCCGGCGCTGTCCTTGATCTGAATGCCGAGATCCTTAAACGTCTGCATGTACGCCTTGTTCCCGCCGGCGGCATCGACGATCATTTTGTCGAACTTGATAAATGACGTGGTGACCTTTTCAGCTTCGATACCCGACATTTTTGCGGCATAGGCGATCTTTTGGAACGACTCGACGCCCATTCCGGTAGATCGGGCCATATCGAACATATCGCCAGCATAATCGGCGCTCGCTTTGCCAACCGCGAAAATACTGGCGCCAACAGCTGCGCCGGCACCCGCCATTACGGTACCGGCATTCATCATCGAGCGGCCTATTTTGCTTGTAGTACGCTCGAATGCTGAAAGTTTGTCCGTCGACTTTTTGACGGCCTCGTCCACTATACGGCTCATTTTATCCGTGGCGGACAAAATGAACGCTAATTTCAGAGTGTTGTTTGCCATGTGTCGTTATCGCTTTTCAATGCCGGACAGTACCACCCGGCGGGGTGTTGTGATCTCCTTTTCGTAAATCTCGACGGCGGCGTCCAAGTAGGAGAAATAATCCTCCACGATCAGATCGAGCACGCCGTCGATTCCGCCGCCGGTAAAATGGGCTAAAAAAACAATGTCCGAGTATGGAATTTGTCTAATTAGCGCCATCGCACCGGCAGCGGTCCTTACTCGTTTTTTGAGTTGGCCCCCTCAACCTCTTTTTTTGCATCGGGGAAAAGGAACTCGGTGATCTTTTCCAACTCCTCGGTGGTAAAGCCATCCATCAGATCGTCGTAAACGATCGGCTGACCGTTCACGAGAATTTTGGAGGCCATCAGGTGCATGCCGCGTTCGGCATCTGTGAGGCTCTTGTTGTTGGTCAGCTCCATCTGCTTGCGGACCGTGATGCCGATCTCGGCGATCTCGGTGTTGGCGTCGAGCTGGAGCGTCCGCCGGACTGATAAATCCGGCTTACGATTCAGTGCTTGCTGGCCCATTACAATCCAAGGTTTTGCCTACGTTCGGCCAGCAAGTCCTCGCCGCCTACTTTGTAGATGTTGTTAATTACGTCGATCTCGACGATCTCCTCGCCGTCGATCTCCAGCTTGTAGTACTGGACGGCCACGGTAGATTCCAGTTCGGTGTCCTCCTTGGCCTTGAACGATCCTCCCGGGAGCGTCTTGGAGTACCCACGTATGTACATCACGATGGGCTTTTCGTCTGTGATGCCGGTGTTGTCATACTCCGCTTTGCTGGATCGGATCATCAGATCCACGGGTTTGAGGAAATTCCCGAACGCCTTCTGTGCGTCGTTGTCCGGGTACGTCCATTTGATCGTCGTTTCGAGTTTGTCAAACCCGTTGAAAAACTCGGCCGAACCGATCATGCCCATCGCCTTGTAGTCGGTCATAAGGGCCGTGATGGTCGGGGCGGTGATCTCCGACGCCAGCCCGTGTTTGCTGGCATTGTTCACATAGACGTTTGCGTCGTAAACTTTTGCGATATTCATGGCTATTCGATGGTTGAGAGTTTGTTAAGGTCGATTTTGTGGTCGAACGTCATGCGCTGCATGGGCACGGCGGGCGTCCACTCGTTGGAAAACGTGACGTGGCCCTGCGCCAGCTCGGTGACGGGATTTTTCGCAGGGTCGAAAAAGCACTGACCGTAAACGATCTTTCCCTCCGCCATCAGCCGGTTGTAGTACTGGTTCACGGTGTTGCGAACCAGGTCAATGTCGGCCTGCTTCACCTGCTTGACGTCGATAAACGCGGCGCTGGCCATCGTGATCGATCGCTTCATGATCATCAGCGATCGGCGGACACACTCGAACGCCTCGGGGGTGGTAGTGCCGGGGAACGCAGCGGTGTAGTTGCCCCATTCCACGATACCGTTGCCGTACATGTTGACAACCGTCGTGATGCCTTGTGCGTTCAGCAGGTTGGCCTCACACGTTTTATCCGAGAGCGCGAACGTGATGGGTACGTCGGTACCCTCGATCCCCGTGTAGGCGTGGTTAGAGGATGACACATGCCAGCCCTCGGTCAAATCGACCTTGGCCCGCAATCCCGCCGCATAGGCCGACACCGGCATCGTGAGGTATCTTTCCCCAGGCTCCTCGGCGTCCGGATTGTACTCCGGGTTGGGAATAAGGACGTGAGGAAAAAGGAGTTTCTGCCCCGCTTTGAGCGTGGCAAAATCACCCGACGCACCGCGCGATTCGATGGCCTGGTTGAAGCCCCATCCGTCGGGCGTGTCGATGTATGCCATCGCCTCGGTTTTCTCGGTAATGACAGCCAACTCCTGTTTTACCGCATCCAGCGCCGAATATCGCGGTGCAATGTAGATCATCGGCTCGAAGCCGTATTTGTTTCCTGCGGTTTCAAACAATTTGAGACCCGTTCGCTCGCCCGTCTCGGAAATCGTGCCCACGATGTCGGCACCGGTGATTTCGGCGGTGGCGTCCTTTACCTTGACGACGAACACCAAGGCGCTGCCGGCGGTGCTGTCTTGCATGCGGATCGCTTTAAGCGCTTCGGGAATGGTTCCTTGTGTGCCAAATGCGGCATCGTCTGCCGCGCTCTTGCACAACGTGAGGACATTGGTGTCGCCCTTATCCGCCGTACCCACCAGCCCGATAACCGCCGTAACGATGTCGTTCACGGGCACCACGTCACTGGCGACGTTGACGTGCTCTATACCATGTAAAAAATCTGCCATGTCATAAAATTGTTATGCCGTTACCGGCTGTTTGTAATGTCCGACTATTTCTTTTTACCGACAGCCGGCTCGGCAGTCGTCTCCGCAACCTCTTTGATTTGTCGGCGGGCGACCATAGCGCGAACCGCGATGTCATTTTCCGGCAACTCGACGGTATCGCCTTTTTTCAGCGCGTACTCCTTGCGGGCCGCACCATCCTTGACGCTGAATACAACGTAAGGACTCACTACCTCATACTTTTTCATTTTTGGGTAAATTCGTTTTCGATTTGTCTGATCGTCGGGATGTCATCGGGCCGGTCTACCTCGACAGAATACGCGGCAAACGAAAACGTGAGCGCATACTGCCAATAGTTATGTAGGCCCGATACATAGCCGAAAGAGTTAAAGTAAATGGGCGTTTTCGCGCCCTGCATCCGATAGCCCAGCAGGCGGGATTTCGCGGCCTCATAGACGTCGAAAAGCCCCAGTTTTCCCCGCCGGTTCTTTGCGCGGATGAATAGCTCGCATTGAACGGTTCCCAGTTGGGCCACGACGGCCAACTCCTCGCGCTCGGCGAACTCCGTACCATTGACCAGCACGAAAATCTGCGGTCTCTCCGTCTGACGCGGCAACTCCAGCGCCTCGACTTTTGGCAACGGCTTGACATCGACACCCGGCATCTGCAACAGCGCAACCAGTTCGTCCTCATATTTTTCATAGGGGGACATGCTGGGATCTGCCTTGGTTGTCAGTTGTTCCATGGTCTATTCTTCGCTTTCGTCGTGCGGCGTCAAATGCGCCACGTAGGTTTTCCCGTCAAATTTGGTCTCCACCGCTGTGACCAAATACCGCTTCCCTCGGATTTCGAGGTATTCGGTCGTCTCGGCGTCCACGGCTTGCTTCATCCCGACGAAATTATCTTCGTAATACTCTGCGGTTGCCGTGCTCGGCCGGTATTCGTAGCCTTCGGAGTCTCCGATCTGCGTGGGTTCGCTTGGGTCTTTGAACAGCGCCCGCCCGGGGATGTTTCCCCGATTTGAGGATAGCCAAACAGCGGGTTCGCCCATAAGGTTGGAAATGGTCGAAGACGCCATTTTGGCCATCCTGTCAAATCGGTTGTCCATACGCTCGGAGGTTATACGTTCAACTTGACCAGCACCGTGGTGTCTGCCGCTGCTGCGGCCTCCCAAGCTATGCCCACCGGCTTGTTGTCGGTAGCGGTCGCCACGATGCCAGAACCGTCTGCGGCAGCATACACCTTTTGGCCCTGTGTGATCGCGCCGGAACCTTTGGCCAACTCGTACACGCCCGTGACGTTCAACACGACGGTCTCGTCTACGGCACCGTCGGTAACGGCGACACCGGCCAAATCCCCAATTACGCGCACCTCGCCGCTTTTGATCGCGGTGTCGGCGACTTTATATTCGATGGTCTTACCATCCTGAATGAAGTTTTTCATTGTTTTGAATATAGAAAAGCTGCCAAAT